CAGCACAACTGTCACAAGAACTTCAAGAGGCTGGCTTGGATGTGGTCGGTTTCGGCCAAGGCTTCTATTCGATGAGTCCTGCCACCAAGCTCTGGGAGGCGTCCGTCCTGTCCAAGCGCATCCAGCACGGCGACCACCCCGTGCTGAACTGGTGCGTGTCCAATTGCGTGGTGGAGAAAGACCCGGCTGGGCACATCAAGCTGTCCAAGGCCAAGTCCACGGAGCGGATCGACATGGCCGTGGCGGCCGTGATGGCACTGGCACGCCTGGATTTCCATGAGGCGGCCAACGATTCGAACTATTCCAGCCTGACGGTTATTTAAGAATCCCCACCTAATTATTAAAACCGAAAAAAATCCGTGTCACCCCGTTGAACTTTCCGTTCGTTCGTCCGTATAGTTCTATGTACAGCAAGGAATGGTCGAGACGAGGGAACGAGCGATGTACCGGATGGCTTCAGACTCCTGCGAGGTTACCGGACTGACGCTGGAAGGCGTTCGCCGGGCTCTCAAGTGGGACGGCATCCAGGTGCATGTGGATGCGAGGACCCTTAGCTACGGACCGATCCAGGCTGGCGAGTGGTTGGTGATGGCTGCTTGAACAAACTGAAGGTTCAGGCGTATAGTGTTAGGGAAGCAAAAGGAGGAACGAGAGATGAGCACGGTAAGCAAGGAGACGATGGATTACCTGCGCCAGTTGCGCGAGGCTGACAAGGCCAAGATGGTCATACCCGCCAAGAAGGCTCCGGTCCCCGTGGCCGTCAAGCCGGCGGCTGTCGAGCCGAAGCCCGAACCAGCGCCGGCTCCCGCCACAAAGCAACGGCCCAAGGCGCCCGGTTACACCAAGCGCGAGCGGCGCATGGTCATGATGACCCTCTCCTGGGGGTATCTGATCGCCAAGGTCTTGGTCTTTGTGGTCGGTTTCTCGCTGATCTACAACGCCGCAACGGCTTCCTATGCGGAGTTTCGCACGGTTGAAGAGATGGAAATATCTGTAAAAAGCTACGAGCTTGGCAGCGCCGGCAAACGCTTTATCAACAGCGGCCTTGTCGCTGATCGCGATATCGCCATGACAAAACACGCCGCCAAGTTCTTGGCAAACATCATCTGCCTGGTGGGGTGGAGTGTTTGTGGCGCGATTGTGGTTCCACCAAAGGGGGGTAGCTTCGGTGTCAAGCATCAATTTTCTCACAACCGCCCAGGCCGCTGAGCGTCTGGGGGTAACCATCCGCCGGGTTCAGGCGATGATCAAGGCCGGGAGGATCAAGACAGTCAAGGTGGGGCAGATCCACCTGATCCACCCGAGGGAGTTGGAAAAGCCGGAAGTGAAGTTCAGGAAACCAGGAAGACCGAAGAAGGAGGATTGAGTCATGAAGATCACAGCGAAGGATTTCCAGAGGTTGTGGGAATCAGCTTGCAGCTTCGACAAGAGATGGGCCAAGCAGTACGACAGGTTTGAGCCGGTCACCGAGGACGATGAGGTTGAAAGCCTCAAGGTGGACCTAAGCACCAGGAAGGCCATCTACTGGTTCGGCCAGTGCTACGCGTCCGTGCTTCTGGCCAAGGAGTTTCTGCTCAAGAGGAAGCACAGCATCCAGGTTGTCTGGGACATGGCCGAGCACCAGAACGGCGACATCCTTGGCTACGCGATCATCACGGATTATGACGCGGAAAAGCTCAAACAACCGGAGAAGGAAGGCGTATAATAATAAGCGCAACCGGCAGGGAGTAGTGATCCCTGCCGGTTGCTAACCCGGACCCTTACCAGGAGGATCGAGGCATGTGTGAGTCTAAAGGCTGCCAGCACAAAAAAGAAAGCCCAATCAAGGATTGGAAGCACCGGTGCAAGTATGGGCCGGATGGGAAGAAGTTAAAAAGGGGCACGCTGATCAAAGGGTGGAATGATTTGGCCACAACGCACGATGAACTGGTTAAGGAATGCTTGGATGATACAACGGATGTGACTGGGTCTAGTTCTAAGTCAAAGAAATGGAAATGTAAGGTTTGCGGTCACGAATGGTCTGGCATTGTGCGCAATAGGACAAATGGGCACGGCTGCAAACCGTGTGGCGACAAAGCTTCGGCTAAAAAGCGCAGAACATTTCCTTACGAAAAAAGTGTGGCGTTTTTCTACCCCCACCTGATTAAGGATGACCGTGGGCCAAACGACCTTTGCTCTCTTGGTCCACAATCTAATTTATTTCAAAACTGGGAATGCTCAGATTGCGGGCATAAATGGTCAGCGAAAATTTGTAATAGGGCAAATGGCAGGGGCTGTAAACCGTGTAGGCGCAAGGCTGGGGCGCAAAAACATAGCACAGTTCCATATGAGGAAAGCGTAGCGTTTTTGTTTCCACACTTAGCAAAAGAACATCGCGGCCCTAGAAATCTTGGCTCTCTTGGCCGAGGTTCTGATTTTGTTGAAAACTGGGAATGTTCAGAGTGTGGCCACAAATGGCCATCGACTGTAAGCAACAGGGTAAAGGGTCAAGGTTGCAAGAAGTGCGGCGACAAAGAGGGTTCTCGAAAACGAAGCACAGTACCGTATGAAGAAAGCGCCGCATTTCTCTACCCCCACTTGGTCAAAGACCATCAGGGGCCAAATGACTTGAGCTCATTGTCCGCTGGGTCAAATCTAGTTCAAAATTGGAAATGCGCAGACTGCGGTCACGAATGGACAGCAACTGTTAACACTAGAGCAATGGGCGGTTGCGGTTGTCGCGAATGTGCGGATACTGGTTTTAAGACAGCCAAGCCCAGTCTCATCTACATGCTTTACAGGCCTGGCCAAATAAAATACGGCATCATGAACATTGGCTCAGGTAGGCTGGAAAAGCACCGTCGAAAAGGGTGGCAGGTTATTGACGAGATCAGGATGACTGGCTGGAATGCCAAATCTTTAGAGGACACAATTAAGCAGACTCTCAGCAGCAAGGATATCCCCACGGGCAGAAAGGCTTTTCGGGAAAAGTTTGACGGATCGACTGAAGCTTTTCAAGAAGTAGACCTTTATGTCCGCTCAATTAAGGAACTTTGCCAGTCACTCGGCATCGACTTGGACGCCTTCCTCGCCGCCTAAAACCTGACAGTTCCGCCATGCCGGTATCTTGTCCGGCATGGCACCACTCCTCCAATCAGCCCAAAGCTGGATAGCCGGCCTTTTCCGCAGGTCCCACCCCAAGGGTGGCGTGTGGAAAACTGTCGGAATGAACCTGTCCGATGGAAGCGCGGCCGGCCTATTCGGCCACGCCGGGGGGATCTCCCCCCATGAAGCCGTCACGATCTCGGCCGTTCACTGCTGTATCAGCCTAATTTCCAACACCATCGCCAGCCTTCCCTTGTTCCTGTACCGGTCATCCGGGGAAGGTCGGGCCAAGGCCACCGATCACCCGTTGTACGATCTCCTCCACGCCTTCCCCAACACCGAGATCGGGGCGGTGGATTTCCGCACTACCCTGATGAACGATGCGCTGTTGTACGGATCAGGGTTTGCCGAAATCGAACGCTATTCCAACGGCTCCGTCCGCGCTCTGTGGTGGCTCCCGGCGCAGTATGTCACCGCCGAGCGGGACGCTGATGGCGCCATCTGGTACACCTACGCCGCCGGGACCGAGGAGCAGACTCACCTCCCGGCCCGCAATGTCATCCACGTCCGCACCGGTCCCCTGGACGAGAACGGCATCATGGCCGTGTCCATCCTGAGCCGAGCGGCATCCAGCCTGGGCCTGACGCTGAGCGCCGAAACGGTGGCGCAGGCGATGATGGACCAAGGCATCAAGTCGGCGGGAGTGTTACAACATCCCGGCCGCCTGACGGCGGAGGCGGTGGAAAGGCTGCGGGCGGACTTCACTCGCGTCCACTCCGGCACCGAGAATGCCGGGAAGGTGATCGTGCTGGAAAACGGCATGACCTTCAACCCGGTCCAGACCACCGCCACCGATAACCAGTTCCTTGAGCAACGCCAGTACGCTGTGCGTGAGGTGGCGCGCTGGTTCCATGTGCCACTCAGCAAGTTGAAGGCGATTGACTCCCCCGGCTTCAAGACTATCGACAGCGAGCAGCAGCAGTTCCTGACGGACTGTCTCCAGCCAATCCTGATACGCATCGAGCAGGAAGTGATGCTCAAGTGCTTGTCCACCGTGGAGCGCAGAACGCACAAGGTGGAGCACGACCTGAACGGGTTGCTGCGTGCCAACATTGAGCGACGGGTGCAGGCGAGCCGCAAGTTGGAAGGCCTCGATCCTATCGGTCCTGAAGGTGATCAGTACCTTCAACCGCTCAACATGCAGCCTCTCGGCAAGGGTGTGGGTGCCAGGGCTCCAGCCGGGGAATCTCCGGTTATTGACTCCTCCTTCTCGGATGTCGATGTGTCGGAGACGGATACCGAGAGCGGATTGCAGCCGGCAATGCTGGACATGTCCGCACAGACTCCAGATGTCCAGCCTCAACCGCAGCAAGATGTGCAAGCTGCTGCGCTTAATGGCGCTCAGGTCACCGCGCTTGTCGATCTGGCGCTCAAGGTTGCCGGCGGATTGCTGCCAAAGTCTGCCGCTATCGCCATTGCGAAGGCCGCATTCCCGTTGGTTGGCGATGCCACCATTGCCGCGATATTCGGAAACATCAAGGAACTATCACCGGAAGAGATGGCCGCAGGAGCAGCGGCTTCATCCGGCAAGGCCCCCCCGGCGCCGGTTGCCACAAATTCCGGCACATCCACCCCGCCGGCAGGCTCCGGCGTCGGGGGCTGACAGGAGCATCACATGGAACGCAGACTTTCCAGACTCACCGGCGTTGATCAGGAAGCAAAGACCTTGCGAGGTCTAGCCGCTGTGTACAACAGCGACAGTGAAGACCTTGGTGGCTTCATCGAGCGGATTGCTCCTGGTGCGTTCAAGCGTTCCATGGACTCCGCGCAAGATGTCAGGGCGTTCTGGAGCCATGACAGCCGACTGCTCCTTGGAAGGCGATCCAACGGCACCTTGCGCCTGAACGAGACCAGCCAAGGCCTTGAGGTGGAGATCGATCTCCCCGACACGGGATTCGCCAGGGATCTGGCGGAACTCACCAGGCGTGGTGACCTCGACCAAATGAGCTTCGGCTTCACTCTGCCATCGCATTCCAGTGATTCATGGGAGCCACATGAATCCAATCCAAGGCTGAAGCGCCGGACGATTCATGACTTGGTGCTGCATGAGGTCAGCGTTGTGTCCGTGCCAGCCTACCCGGAGACCAGCGTGGCTATCCGGTCCATGCAGGAGCATCGCAAGCTTCAAGACACGGATGCTCTGAGCATCATGTTGGCGCTGCGAAAGCTGACAGTTCGGCGCGTCAGATAGTCTTTCTAGCAAGTTGTTCATTCAACGAGGGTTTTGTCATGTCGAAAGATCGTGTTGAAGAGAGACTCCGGACGCTGTTGTCCGTGGTCGAAACTAGGGAACTAACTCCGGAAGAGAGGTCTGAATTGGACGAATTGAAAGCTGGCTTGAGTG